AAGACCATTCTGAATTTTGGTTTCTCTTTGGTTGAGGATGCAGACGAGTAGCAAATATTTTTGACATTTGAAAATACTCGTATTGCATCAAGATAATCCCCCTCATAGTCATCAATATCCAAGGCACACCAACCGCCCCAACCAAGAACATTAGCATTGGCACGAGTTGAGTTTTCTTTATAAATTGATGGGCTTATGAGGGGGATTGGTTTGACACCACTTGATGGTTTGATACCATCTTTTCTTGGCTTATACCCCGGAATCCCCGATAATTGTTTAAACAAGTTAACAAGTCCATCCCATGAATCAAACTTCATGACTCTGTGGGTTTTGTTGTCGTAAACGTGTTTGAAAATTGTCAGGGCTTTTTTCATATTAGGGTAATTTTCCGTGGTTTCCGGTGTGGTCTGGGCCTGTCCAGCCCTCTGGTTTGATCAAATCAGGAAGGCCAAGTGGGTTAGGCCGGCCCGGTTTGATTCCAACTTTTTTATTCATGTTGGCAGTTAACACTTGGTTCCATGCTTCGTCAATGTCAACATCGAACAAATCAAGGGTTCCAATTGCCACCACAATAATATCTATCAAAGAATCAACAATCTCTTCATTGTCTCCTCGTTCAATAGCTTCAAATCCTTCGTTAAGTTCTTCTTTGAGGAAGTCATAACGGAATTGAATCATTGCTCGTAGCTGCGCTTTATCCAATTTATCAACAGCCTCATGGACTCCATAATGCTGGTGCATGTTGTTAATATCTCGAACATAGGACTGAGTGCTTTTTTCGTTTTTCGGGTTCATATATTTTAAAAGAAACTTGATAAATCTGCGGTTGGTTTGAGGTTCCATCCAACAGCTTTCATGATGATATTCATCGGCTGTTCAAAGGTCTTTTCAAATTGCTTATTGAAATCGATATAGGATTTGATTCCATCCATCTGCTTTGGAAGAGTCTCCTTGAAGGCAATAACGTTTTGCTTTGTTGGATTTGGTAACCTCAAGAAAACAAATTTGATTTTATCACCACCTTTGATAGGCTCGATCGTTTTATCAAGTCCCATATCTCTAAGAAGCTTATTGAATACCAAGCTTGCCCGGGAGTTGATTGGGGTCCGACTTTTGCAAAGGGTTTTTGAATTGTCGTCCCGGTATTCCTCAACGCCAGTCACACCTCGAGGCAGACCAATTTCATGGGGTTCCATTGTTCTGAAACGAGCTTCAAATTGTTTAACATAATCTTGAACAGATTTTTCATCCTCTTCAAGAATCAGTTTGTAAATATCAATCATGGCCTCACGGCATGGTTTAGGTGTTGAGGATTTGATTCCTTCAATACCCATGATCTTGATCTTTGGCTTTGCATATTGCACACCCTCAGAGTTCAGAACCCTCATGATGTATCGTTTCTTTGTGGTCCATACTGCACGGGATGCAATAACTTCTCGAGCCTCAACCATCCGTGGTTTGAAGCATCCAAGCTTGTCATGAATCGTTTGGAATTCAGCATTGATTGCAGGGATAATCTTGTCCTCTCCAATCCGGTCAAGGAATTTTACTGGATCTTTTGGATTGAACTTTTCAATGAAGCTACTCATCCGGACATAAATGGAGTCAGTATCCATTGCAATCACCCGATCCTCTTTGTCTTTCATAACGGATTGGATCCATGAGTTAGTGACATTTTCAGCACTCCTGTTGATATATTGACCAGTGAGGGTGATTGCCTCAGCGATCCTAATATCAAAGTAGAGGAAATACTGGTTGCCCATAGCTCCATATAATGAGTTGAGATTTAATTTCAAAGCAAGTTGTTTTGTATCAAGCAATGAGATTTCAGTGTCAATCCTCTTTAATGTGGTTGCATCTGCTCCTTGTTCCTTTAGCTTTTCACGATCTTGCTCAAGCTTGATCATCTTAGCTTTTGTTTGCTTCCGGTCAGCATAAATGTTCTCTACAATCTGAGGGATGTGTCCCTGAGTCTTAGTGCTGAAGGCAGAACCATTGGCGGCATAAGCAACATTACGTCTCTGTGGGAATTCAAATGAACCATCCAATAATGCATCAATCTGGGCGCCCGGAACAAACTTCTCTGGGAGTAGTGTCTCTGGGCTCATATTCCATTGGATAATGATGTTTGGATAAAGTGAGTTCAAGTCAAAAGACATAACCCAATCATGGATTCCCGGTTGAACTTCTTTCACATAAGCACCTTCAAAACCCTCATTGTCTTTGTATTTTGCATGAGGCACCGCCACTTTTTTCTTGTAGAGGCGACGGTGAATCAATGACTCCCATAGGGCAGTTGTCCCAAGGGTGTCAGTGTAGCATGCTCCTGCGAGATAAGCCATGGTTTGAATCAGATTCATCATACCAAGTTTCTTTTCCATCTCGACAAGCAACTCAACGTCAATGCAGTTATATGAGCAAAAGGTGTCATAATCTAAACGATAAAGATCATGCAATGAACCATCTCCGATATGGGAGTGATCCAATTTCTTTTTACCTAATACAACCTCTCCAATGAAATCAAGTTTATACGACTCCTGTGGGCCATATGTCAAGACCGTGAACTTTTTGAAGGCTGCCATGTAGTCAATGTGTTGAATCCCAGCAATTTTATAAGTGACTTCTTCGTTGCCAAAGCGTGTCACCTTCTTCTCTTGGAGTTCACCATAAGGGGATAGCTTTCGAGCATAATCAACACCTAACACCTTCACAATCCGATTCACAAGGTAAGGAATATCAAAGAATTCTGAGTTCCATCCACAAATAATATCGGGGGTTGATTCCGGCTCAGACCAAAACTCAAGGAAGTCCATGAGCAATTCAGTCTCAGTGTCAAATTGTCGGTATTCAATTTTCAAGTGGTCAACGTCAGGGACCTTTGACTGATCATAGTCCAACAATCCCCATAGAATGTAGGTGTCACACTTACTTGATTTGTAAGCAATTGTCAAAATTTTCTGAGCGGCAATAGAAGGAACCGGGAATCCACCACCAGATTCAGTCTCAATATCGAAATACCCAATATCGATCATGCGTGGATCATACTCAATATTTTGAGGGAATTCGTCATTGATGAAGGCATGGATATGTCGGGTTGAACCATAAGCACAATAGCCCGGGGTTGATTCATATTCAGATATGAATTTCCTGTGGGCGCTCATGCTGTCAAATTGGACAGGCTTTAATTTAGTCCCGTCCAATCCCTCCCATGTAGCATCCTTTGGGTCCTTTACAGGAAGAAATGCCGTTGGTCGGTATTTAAAGCTCTCGTAGTATCGGTTCCCATCGGAGTCATATCCTCTCACTTTGATGGTGTTCCTATACCGGTCGATATTCGTATAAAAGGTTGATTTAACTTGCTTCATAATCTTTTTTAACCCCGATTTGGTATTTTGGACAGAGGTTCCAATTTGATTTATCTTTGAACGGAATGACTTTGATTTCTTTCATCGGAGCTTTTGGCACTAGTCGTTCCGGGTGGCAAATCATCAAAAGTCCCCAATCAGCAAGGAGGGTTGTGATGGTGTTACGGCGAGCAATATCGTTTTCAGATAGTGATTTCCCAACCCCATCAAGAGCAAATAATTCCTTGAAGTGCACGATGTAATACTTACCACGTTTATGGAGGATGTGACAACTTTGGTATAAGGTGTTTTCGTCGTTCGTGGCAATGCCAATGCGCGTCAAGGTTTCTTGGACTTTCAAAAAGTCGTCCGGGGCGTCAAGGATAATTTCCGCCATGTCTTCAGGAGTCCATTCAATATTATTTAATGTCATGATATTTTTTTCGTAAGGTTGTTAATTCATCGGGTGTGAATAAGTCAATAATTGCTTCCGCTTTTTCTCTGCTGTAATTGTAATGTTTTGAAATTAGCTCAATATCTTTTTGAGCTTTTGGTGATTTTGCCCATTTGCCATAGCGTTTCCTTGGGCGGAGGGAATACCGATAAAAATCGTATTGAGCCCTGATTGGGGCTGTCGAATACTTATTCATCTCATTGGCATAAAAAATGGTGTCAGGATGCTGTGAGAATCCACGATTGACCATGAAGCTTGAATACGCTTTAATATTGGTATCCAAGGGGAGTTCCGACTCATCTGCTGGAACGTCAGAGAGCAAATGGGGGGATCGTTCCCCCATGCTCAAGTTTGAAATTATGTCAAATAATCCTAGCTTCTTTACTTCCATTGTAGTGTCCCCATTAGTTCAGTCATACAAGCAACCATATTGATTTCTTGGTCTGCCACGAAGGCGCTCTTGTATGAATAGTCTGCGATTATTAGGACAGCGTTAGGAATGCAAGATGGATCCAAGTGTTCATTCATAGAATCATAGATTTTTCTGAATACAACCATGGAGCTTAAACTCGAATTTTCTGCCACCCATTGTCTCATTGCTTTGAAGTCCTTTGCTTTAAGGAGCTGGTGCAGGTGATTGATATTTGAGTCCTTTAAATCAGCAAGGATCTCAGTTGTGATCTCACCACCACTTGCATGGCGTTGACACTCATTGATAACACGGCGCCAATCTGGTGCATGCTTTTTAATAAGCTCAGCAATAACTTCATTATCAAATTTGACATTCTCGTTCTGAAGGATTGCTCTGAGGCGAGTCATAAACCCACCTGCCAATTGAACAAGGTCTTTCTTCTTAGTATCAAATTCAATGACGGTGCATCGAGAATGAAGAGGAGGAATCAACCTGTTTTTGTAGTTGCACGTGAGGATGAATCTGCAATTCTCAGAGAATTCTTCAATGAATCCCCGGAGAGCCGGCTGGACACTATTTACATTCAAATAGTCTGCTTCGTCAAGGATAACCACTTTAATGCCCCCATTCATTGAATAAGTGGAGGCAAATTGGGTGATCTTATTTCGAAGAACGTCGATCCCGTTTTCCTTTGAACCATTGATCATCAAATAATCAAGATCCAATTGCTTGCAAATAGCCTTAGCTACTGTGGTCTTCCCAGTTCCCTGAGAGCCACAGAGCATAAGGTTTTGCACCTCCCCCGATTCGATCATAGCATTAAACTCTTTTCGTAATCGGGGGACAAGGATACAATCGTCGATTTTTTGAGGGCGGTATTTTTCAACCCATAAAAATTCACTCATAATAAAGGATCAGTTTTTTATTGGGCGTTGAAATCTACTACTTTGTCAGTGGCAGGTTGTCCGGTCGCATCAACGATTGCTGATGCTTCTTCTTCCTCTTCAACAGTATCTTCCTCAACAGCGGGAAGCAATTGATTGATGTGGTTGAATACAGCGCCTACAGTGGACATTTCTTGAGGGGAAATTGCTCCACGTTGAGCTGCTACGGCAATGATTTGAATCACAGCTTCAAGCACTGGGATTTCAATTTCGATTGTTGGGATTTCTTGGTTTTCTGTATTAGGCATATGTCTAGTTGGTTTGTGTTGTGTTTTGTTCTGCAGTCGCCACGAATGGGCGGAGATATTCGAAAAGTTGTCCGGCATGGATCAAGTCATTGGCGTCAAATGCACCTGCTTTGCTTGCAAGTTGAATGATATTGACCATTAAAAGGAGTGCACTTTGGGACACTTCATGCTTGACTGTATCAGCGTCAAATGGGTTTGTGTTTGTATTCATTTATAGGGCGAAGGTTGAGGTTTGTTCAAGGGCAATGAAATATTCAATTGGATAGTCATGGTTCTCCCATAAGGAGATATTCTTTGAAGAGATTGAGACTTTGTAATCCCCCTCAAATACTTTGAGAGCATCAATTGCAAATTGGCAATCAAAGACACCCGGAGAGTCCCCGTCAATCTCAATCACAAATGTGTTGGCAGTAGGGTTGGATGGATCCACCACTTCAAGGGTGATCACTTTCCCATCTGACTTGATGGATACTGTGTTGAGTCCAAGGATACCTGCCCCTTTTCTAAGGCGTTGGAGGTTGGTTTGTGTGATTTCAACAGTGATCTCCGGATCGGGCATTTTAATCTCCTTAGTGGGGACTGTGAGCAATGATGGATCAGAATATCGGTATGAGGCTGAGGTCTCTGTGCCTTTCATTACAACAGCTGAGTCAGTGAATTCAAGATCGGGCTCCCCTACTAGGGCCAGCATTGAATTGAATTCGTTGAGATCGTAAATACCAAAGTTATTGGTGAAGGTCTCGTCAAGGGTAGCTGTTGCAAGGATGTTGTTGGCCTCAGCAATAGTTGAAATAACATTGCTTGGTTTGATTTCAAGATTTGCGTTAATACTAGCAAAGTTCTTGAGGAATGCTATAGTTTGGGTGCTAAGTTTCATATCATTATTATCTATTCTTTTTTATTTTTGGGTGAGTGTATATAGTTATGCACCCCCACTTGAAGTAGGGGCGCCCGGTTTTCAGATTTATTCATCTCCAGCTGAATCCCATGTCACATCGTTCTCAGAGAGCTTGTCAAAGAGCTCAGTGAAAGCTTCACGGGTCTCCTCATTGTAGCGGGTGAGGCACATATCAATGGCTTTCTTCTTGTCACGGAAGATTGAGAAGGTGTGGACAATGTGGCACAGACGACGAGTTGAAACAATGTCATCTACACCATCAGCATTGAAGGTCTTATGGATCACATCAGACCAACCAGCAAGCTCAAGGGCAAACTTTTCATCCATGCAATCGTATTTCTCCATGTGGCGGGTGATAATATTCTTCTCCTGTGCCATATTAGGGAAGGGCTGATCAATGTTGATGATGAAACGCTCAAGGAAAGCATCGTCAATGATTTGAGCTCCTGAATATCGTCCATCACTTGAGCCTTGGCCCTTTGTGTTGGCTGTTGCAATCACAGTGAAACCGGGGGCAGGAAATACAACCTCACCGGTCTTTTTGAGAAGCACTGGTTTTCCCTCAAGCACCCCTTGGAGGCACATGATTTTGTTGGTTCCACGGTCAAGCTCGTCAATAAGGAGAACAGCCCCTGCCTTCATTGCTTTGATCACAGGTCCATATGAGAACACTGTGTCACCATCAAGGAGGCGGAAACCACCAATCAAGTCATCTTCGTCAGTCTCAGGAGTGATTTGCACTCGGACAAACTCACGTTTAAGTTTAGCACAAGCTTGTTCAACCATGAAGGTCTTGCCATTGCCACTCATTCCCGAAATATACACGGGGAAAAACTGATGGGAGTCAATAATTTTTGAGAGGGAGCTGAAGCTTCCCCATCGAACGTAGGTCTTGCAAACCTCAGGGATATAAACATCACCGGTCTCAACAGAGATCACGTTTTTCAAGGCTTGAGATTGCTCAGGTGCCTCTGTTGGAGTGTCAGACTTCTTTGGAAGGTGAGCTGGAACACTCCGGACTTTTGCACCCCGACCACCGGGATTTTTGCATGCGGATTTTGTGAAACCGGACTCAATATCCTCCTTGATGAATTCAACGAGGGGGTCAACTTTCCAATGACCACGCTTGGAACCAGCAAATTCTGGTCGCATATACACGGTGTAAACTCGGTTTTGGGAGATACCCAAGTCAGAGTCTTTGATAGCCTTGTAGAGGGCTTTTGATGAAATCTCCTTGTTGGAGTCGGCGAGGGAAACGATGGTTTGCATAGTATCAGTCATAATATATAAAATTTGGATTTCGGGGGAGTCTTACCGGCTCGCATGCCGTGCTCGTCATAATTATATCACGGTTTAGTGTAAAAGTAAATAAAAAAACACTCCCGGGGTCACTTTTTTTTCGAAGGCATATGAAATAAGGCTTTGTGCATGGTTGGTGGAGGGGAAATGCCCCCCGAAAGGGGCATTAGGGGGCTTTTATTGCTCAGCAAGCGTCTGACCAAGGAGTTGGAAGAACGCTTTTTTGGAGTTCTTTGAGTTGGTGCTAGCAATCAGAGATTTTGCCAACTTTGTTCTCTCACGAGCTTTAGTTGGGTCAAATGTCTCAGAATCATCATTCGAATCTGAATTGGAGGTGGGGATCAGAATGAAATAGTTGTCATCATAACCACTTGCATTTTTTGCATGGGTCACTGTGTTCTTTGGAGTAGGGAAAGGCAATCCGGTGCGGGCACTCTTTTCATACCATCTGAACTGACGAGTAGAGGCGCCAACAAAGATGCCAATTTGCTTCATTCCGTATTTCTTCTTGGTGTATGCAAGGAGGTCTTCAACTAAGAGGATATTTGCATGCTTTCCTGAAGGGTGATAGGCGTTGAGGTTGTATTTCGTGACAAACTTTCCATTGGAATCAACAAGTCTGTATCGTGACCGACTAGAACGAGTGGAAAGCACATCAGCTTTGCTGTACTTTGGAACAATATTGTCCATTGCACAAGGTTCACCATCCGTCATGATCACGGTGTTCATAATCTCAACATTATTTGCTTTTCTGAAGGCATTGGCATTGGCCATGAAGATCAGAAGGGCCTCTGATGTTGGGGTGCCTCCACAATTATCAAGAGCTTTGTTTTGATAACTTTTCGTCAAACATGCTTTTTCATTCACTTTGTGCAAAACAGTGTAACGTTGGACAGAAACACTAGGGGTGTGTATGTGACATGATGATCCGTAAGCAAAGTAGAAGTCCATCATTGCTCTTTCTTTCACTTTGCGAGGGAGGCGAGAAGACATAACTTCCACCACCGTGGTGTCCCTCAAATCAACTGGGCGCATTTCACTCCAAGGCTTATCATCGTCAATGTAAGAGCAATTCTTGGTGTATTCACAACACCAACCTGTGAAGGTGCAAATTTGATATGGGATACCAACAGCATCACAGAAGAGGGCAAGTTCAAGGGCTTGTTCTTGAACATTTCCGAGGATATTAGTCATGCTTGCACTTGTGTCAATCATAATTGAAATACCATGGTTTTTTCCATCTTGCATATTCATTACACGTTGGAAAATATCATCATTGTACTTGAATGAGTGAAGTTTGTTCACATCAATTGTTCCGCGGGGTGCCACTGTAGCATGGGCATAGGCCGTTGCTTGTTTTCTGCGGTTGAAAGTGTTAATCAATGGGCGGATTTCACGTTGAAGGTGTTTTTTATACTCAGCCCAGTGTTGATTTGCAACTTCATCCTCATGGAGGTAAGTATACCAACTTTGTTTGGGCGCATAGGAAGTGTCCTTCCGATTGAATCGTCCAGTGTAACGGTATTTTTCAAGGGTTTCATAAGTGACAAGGTGCTCAATGAGTTGCTTATCCGTTGGGATCCGCACGTCATAGCCCCAATTTAAACCCTCACGAGATTTATCAATTTCAGATTTGAGATTTTCATCCCACTGATCTTGAAGCTTAGAGTGAAATGGATCTTCATCTTCAAAGGAGTGATCATCTTCAGGAAGTTCTGGAAGGCTCCGAGTGGATGTTGTTTCCTCAGATTCAGATTCATCTTCATTTTCATCAGATTTTTCAGATTGCTCAGATTCATCAGATTTTTCAGATTCATCAGATTTTTCAGATTCATCAGATTGCATGGTTACATTAGGTGCGTCCTCAGATTCCTCCTCAGGTTGATCAAACTTGTCGGGTGAGGGGAGCGTCGTAGGAGCTTTGCTTCCGTATAGGTCAATGAACTCTTGACAAAGATCAAGAACATCTTCAAATGTTTTTGTTTGGAAAGTCTTCTTGAAAAACTCAAGTTCAGCCTTGGTGAAATCAATGTCAACCAAGTCTCTCAACTTGCCTTTAAGGTTGATTCTGTCCATGAAATTAAGCTCTTGAACATTTTTGGGCACCTCAAAGATGCCACCCTCTTTACTTAGGAAGGTGTACCCGTTGCGGAAGGTTTTGGTCAATCCGGGGTAACGGTTGATGATCATTTGCTCAATCCGCATATCCTCAAGAATGTTGCAAATAGCAAATGGGATATTTGGGAATCGGGACTCAAAGTCAGGGATTGCTGTGGTTGGAGTATAAAGAGCATGCCCGACCTCGTGAGCAATCATAAGGTTGAGAGCATCTTTATTATCAAAGGTGAATTGTGGAATCCGGAGATCACGATTCACGGGATCAAAGGAAGCTGTTTGAAACTTGCCCACGATCACATTGATATTCTCAGTAGCAAGGAGCTTCGAGAGTAGTGAATGATATAGTGTATCCTGCATGGCTCAATTATATCACGGTTGACTCAAAAAGTAAATAAAAAAATTCAGCCCCGGAGCACTTTTTTCCTGAAAGCCTTGTTTTATATGCCTCCGGGGCTGAAAGTTTTTTTCCGAGAAATGTCGGAAAAGGGGAAAAACCCCCCATTTTAAGCAAATAGGGGGCATTTCATCACACGATCACCTTCAGTTTTGTGAAGTTCTGAGGCTTATAGAACTCCAAGGTGCGGTCCAATTGGCCTTCCAAGAGATCTCGTTTGTGGGATATAATAAACACTCGGATGGAATCGTCAAGGGTATCAAGAATTTTGAGCAAGTTTTCAATACCATCAGCATCCAATGAAGCATCAAAGACCTCGTCTAGTAGGAGGAGGTTAGTATTGACGGAATTCTTCATATTGGCAATTTGTCTCCATGCAAAGAGAATAGCCAAATTGATCCGTTGCTTTTCACCCTCCGAGAATGAGTCATATGAGAATTGATCCCTATGCCTACTTTTAATAGTTTCATTGAAATTTTCATCCAATTCAAATAGCACGAAGAAATCAAGCACCTCGAGGTACTTGTTGATAAGGTTATTCATGGCGGGGAGGTACTGACGGATGATTTTGGTCTTGATACCAGTATCCCTTAGCAATTCTGAAATAGCATGGAGATATTGATCCTCTTCAGCAAGCTCCTTTTTTGTCACCTCAATTGCATCAAGCTCTTTCATTGAATCAATCACCTCTTGCTTAGTCTTTTGCAATTCCTTATTATCCACGGAGGTCTGGGCCTGCATGAAGTTTGTAATCTGATTATTGAGACGGGTGATTTGTTGATTCAAGTCTGAAATCTTGAGGAGGCCTGTGGAGACTTTATTTAATTCAGCATTGATTTCATGCACATTTTTGATACTAGTCTGAATTGTCACCTCAATATTTTTGAGGCCATCTTCAAGTTGAGCTGTTTTCTCGGAGTATGTTTGAATGTGGTGGGCCCGGTCAGCTTCAGGGATTTCCCTTGAACACGATGGGCATGCCTTATGCTCTTTATATAAGTCAAGAACCTTCTGGGTCTCAGAGTGCTTAAATTTGATTTGGGCCCGGATAGTTTCAAGCTTTGATAACTTGTCTTGCTCCGCATCAAGGCGCTCTTTCATCTCAGGTCCAACTGAATCAACTTCTGTTTGGATCTTTTTAATCTCAGAAGACAGCTTGTCAATTTCAGAATTAAGTGTTTCAATCTCCTTTGAATATCCCACTTTGCTCTTATCCAGCACCTCTTTTAACTTAGAAACGTGGTTTCTACTTAATTCGAGCTTGGATTGAATTTGCAAATACTGAGATTGCGTCACTTGGATATTCTCCCTAAGCTTTTGCATCTGCTCTTTGAGTAGGACATTCATCTTACTAAATACCGTAATATCCAAAAGGTCCTCAATAACGTCCCTCCTACTTTTAGCTGGGAGGTTCATAAATGGAATAAATGAGCTTGAACCTAATGCAACCACTTGGTGGAAGCTTTTGTGGTTCAACTTGAGGATGTTGATTTCAAGGATACGTTGATAATCTCGGGAGTGTGAAGACTGATCAAGCATCACCCCATCCACTTCAATCTCAAAGATATTGGGTTTGATTCCCCTCCGGATTAGGTAATGCTTTTTACCAATTCTGAATTCAACTTCAACAAGACAATGTTTTTCGTTGATTGAGTTAACCAATTGGCCCTTCTTTACATTCCGATACGCCTTTCCAAATAAAGCAAATGAAATAGCATCCATAATCATACTTGATTTTCCGGTGCCATTTGCTCCAACGATCAAGGTGGATTTATATTTGTCAAACTTGATTTCGATGAAGTCGTCCCCCACCGCCATAAAGTTTTTGCATCGTAATTTTTCAAAAATAATCATATCATTGTGTTTTGAGCTTCAACATAAAGAGCTTGAAGCATAGATTTTAATTTATCAACTTCTAATGGCGTTTCCAGCACGTCCATGTATGAGTTGAGAATGGTTAATGTGTCTTGGTGTTCAATCATGTCATCATCCACGTTTTCAGCAAGGTATTCGTCAAAGGTCTCAATGATTTTTAAATCAAAGGGAGATTGAGCAAGTGCCTTATCAATAAACTGATCAAACAAATACGGGTCATGTTTCTTTACAACAACAACCTTGACGTAGGAATCGGCGATATTATCAACCCGCGGAGTGAATTTGATTGCATTTGATTTTTTGTGAAAATCAGAATCATTATACACTAGCTTATGAAACATCCTATTTGGATTTGGAATATCCTCAAGCTCACGAGTTGTGGTATCAAGAATATGAAATCCTTTTGGGTCGTTACAATCCGCCCATGTCAATTCGTATGGGGTGCCAAGGTATCGTATATTGTCCTTTTGGGATCTAGTATGATAATGACCGGACATGACATATTCAAATCGTGAAAACAACTTAGGGTCCATGCCGTGATGTTGGACAATATTGCCTTTCATCATTTCAAATCCGATCAGCTCAAGGTGTCCCCCTAAAATAGGGGCATCAACTTTGGAAACAAAGTCCATTACCTCGTCATAGTTCTCAGAGTTAATCCATGGGATCAAAGCAATTTTCAATCCGTCATAATCAACAACCCCGGGATCCATGTGGAGAGTGGCAACATCTTTGAAGTGTGTCAAGACCTCACATGTTGCACTAAGCTTGTTGGTGTTTTTATAGGCAACATCATGGTTTCCGGGAATAATGTGCATCTTCATGTTATATTCTCGGAGCTTGCCAAGGAATTGATCTTGGACAAGTCTCAAAGTTTTCACATTGATGCTTTGCCTATTGTCAAATAAGTCTCCCAAGTGGAGAATCTCAGTAATCCCATTGTCAATGAGGTATGGAAAGAACTCCTCATTTAAAAAGTTGACCATGTGATCCGAAAAAACATCAGAAGCATTTTTAACACCAAAGTGAGTGTCCGTTATAATTGCAACTTTCATATTAAATCAGTGTGGGTGTGTTTCTTTTTACGGGTTGTTTTTTGTTTAGGGTCGTTATATTCTCTTTGCTTCCCCATATAGCGGTCGTGATTATTATGAACTCTGTTCACAACTGATTCACCAACATGGGAATCTTGATCACTTTCAATAAAGGAGGAAAGGTCACCACTATTAAGGAGTCTCTCTTTAATCTCAGTTTCTTTTTTCTCTTGGGCAATCCTACGTAGGAAAGCAAAGTAACTTATCTGAGTGAAGTAGGAGAATGGGTTTGGGGCACCTGTCCGAGTGACTTTTGTAATATCATAATTTTTCACCACTCGGATGCAATTCTCAACAGCATCCATCACCATGTCCTCCCGGTATGTGTAATTCACAAAGTTTGGGGCACGGCTTAATCCTTCAGCAAGGCGGAGAATTGAGGTTGCGATGTAGTCCGTTATAACTGGGATTTCCTCACCTTTGTTCTTTGCTTCATCACACTCTTTCACATAATCGTGGAGGGCGGTGGCAAATTCTTTGTTGTCAATATAGTAAGGGGAATCCTTGGTTTTATTTTTTGCTCTTTTTCTTTTGCGTTTTTGCATGATATGTATATTATACCACGGTTTGTCCTAAAAGTAAATGTTTATTTTAGGGAAGTTCCCGAAGGCATATGAAATAAGGCTTTGTGATTAAAGTGAGCCCGTTTCACTTTTTAGCCCTAGTAACCACACTAGATGCGCTGTGTATGACTCGTTTTTTGATAAAATCGCGTAACGCCTTGTAAATGAATAAGTTATGACTATTGATAAAATCGATGTAAAGCATTGGTAATGAAGGGGTTATGAGCTTTTTCTCTATTTATCAGCATTTCTTCTTGTGACCGGAGGTCCTTCTTCGAACGGAGTGAGAAGAAGAGTGTGAAGACAGTTAAAGGATCCGATCAAAAGTAAAATTGTAATTATCAGGAATAGTGAGCGAAGCGAACCTCGATCGAACAACGTGAGATCGAGAGTGTAGAAATATTCCAATAAAGTTGAAGTGAGTAAAATTTTCAAAGTTGACATAGAAGTAAAATTGACAATACGTGAGCGAAGCGAACCTCAATCGAACAACGTGAGATTGAGAGTGTAGGAATAATTCAAAGAACTTAGAGGTTGTCAAGTAACTTAGAAACTTAGAGGTTGTCAAGTAACTTAGAAACTTCAAAGTAGGTTGAATAATTTAAAGGCTTCAAAGTATTTATAGATTTCAAGATTGTCAAAGTATTTTAATGAATCTCAATCTCACGTTGTTCGATTGAGGTTCGCTTCGCTCACGGGTTTTGATTTTTTTAACTTAACTTTTTAACTTAAACTTTAATGATTTTAATTTTAAGCAAAAGTCTCCCGTATATGGAGACTCTATAACCCTCGAGCAAGGAGCATATCCACTGCTTTCTCTATACCACATATCCTATTGGAGGGGTGGCGCGGGTTACATAGTCATTGACATTTTTTACACAAGGCTGAACCTTTATCTAAACCTTGATACCTTTGACTCCTCTCAACCCCGGGATCATCACTTCATCTTTCAGAGCATGGCCTAGTCGAGAGGGACATTCGATCAACCAACTTAGCATCGTTGGCTTTTCATTTGTCATAATAATATTATAACATACTTTTGAAAAAAAGTACACATGTTTTTTCACTCCCGGGGCATTTTATTTATCCATTATACGGAAGGTCCATTTCCGTGAATGAATAGTCAAATTGCTGCTTGTCATAGATACCAACCCGGTGCCGTCCATGCTTGAATGTGAAGTTTTCCCTCTTCCCATGCCGGAAGTCATCGGTTATATCATACAAGACAGTGCCCTGACCATTTTTTGCTTTTCTCAATCCCCGGCCGATGCTTTGTAGCACCTTGATGGTTGATTTTGATGGGGATGCAAAGATGATGTTGTGGAGGTTTTTGATAGAAATCCCGGTTGAGAATGTCCCAAGACTGGCGACAATAATGGCACCATCGCTTTTCTCAGTCAATGCACGGATTTCATTTCGAGCATCTGCCTTGACTTCTCCAGAAACGAAAAACACATCTCGATCGGGGCATGCCTCTTTGATCATCTCATATAATGGCTTTCCGTGTTTTTTCACATAGTTGAACAGCACGAGAGTGTTGCCCTTTTGAGATTTTGCCAAATTGGTGATCAACTTGTTCCTTTGCGGGTGTGAAACAATAACGTCAATTTCGGATTTATAATCGCACTTTGCAACAATCTTACACAATTCCTTGTCATGCTTCAAAGAGAGGCACTTGATTTTGAGCTCGGCCAAGTCGCCCCGATCCATAAGTTTCCGGGTTGTCGTGGCATTGAAAATATCTCCAAAGTTTCCAATCAAATTCAATTCGTGACACTTGGCACCATCAAGGGTTCCAGTTGTGCCGATTCTGAACATCGCATTTGAAAGGTTATTCAAAATCTTGTTGAGTGATTTTGCAACAAACAAGTGGGCTTCGTCTCCAAGCACCATTCCAAATTGTTGGAACCATGATTTTGGAAGATTCATTGCCGATTGCCACGTGGTCACAACAACATTCGATTCAATGTTGAACTTCTCTTTTCCAGAGTAAATTCTGTGCACATCGTCACCTGAGAAAGTTGGGTCATGAGACGAGTAGTCAACAAAGTCGTTGTGCATTTGCTCAACCAAAGATGTTGTTGGAACAATAACCAAAACCTTCCCTTCATATTGTGAAAGGTAATATCTCAAAAGCATGTAAATTATCAAGCTCTTTCCGGAGCCGGTAGGAGACAAGATGATTGCTCTGTTCTGATGCAATGCAGTTCTAAACGCCTCAAGTTGATAATCTCGTGGGGTGATTTTCTTCCCATCGGAATGGATATTCAAACTTTTAACGAACTCTGCAAGCGCCTCGTCAGACTCAATCTTCAAAGGATACAGCTTAGGATCAATGTGGAATTCGTGATTTCTGCTTTTGCAAAACTCTACTGCCATTTTCAACAAGCCAGCGGGCAAGGTGTGGTTTTGCAAGTTCAAAAGACGGATTTTTCCATCCCACATTTTATTCTTGAATGACGGAACGAACTGGTGCCCCGGAACCAAGAATGTGAAATAATCTGACATATCAAGCAACGCTCCTACATCAGGGCTTGTTACCCGAATTTTACTTTCATCTATTTTTTCAAAAATTATCATATTTAATTCCCCGCTAAAAATTGCTTATGTGCAATAATGTTTTTTATTGTTTGGTGTCTCCACTTAATTGTGTCCATTATTTCTTTAATGGCATCCACTAATTTTTGCTGATATTCTACTTTGGCTAATGCTTTAATCATTCGTGGATCAGCGTCCATGAACAATTTCATATCTGATTTGAGCGGCTTAGCCATGCCATTGAATGGGTCGTATTCCCATCCTCGTTTATCAAGATCATCTTTGTGCATCTTGCCGTGGTAATACAACCACAAATCCCTTTTCAAAATTGCAAGATCAAGATTCACTTTCTTCAAAGCAAACGAAGCATCAGTGTAATAACGTAAATACTTCCCATGCAACAAGGCATTGTCAATACTCGTTTGATCCAATTTATTTTCATCTATACGAGCATCGACTTCCCACTCTTTCAGTACTTCATCGATTGTCATACATTCATTTATCCGATTCTTTATTCTTACAAAAAGCCGTGCCATTCTGGAATTCATCAAGGGTCACTTTCCCTTCATATTCAAAGTAGCTATACTTAAACACAACATTCATTGGAATAATTTCCGGCTTATCCGAACCAGTAACAAATCGCATTGATCCTAATGAGATTGGAAAGGCATCAATAAATTTAAATCGCATCACACTGTTGTTACTATTGCTTATAATATCAATAACAATATCCTCCCAATGCCGTGCATTCTTCCTTGCATTTTCAAATATCCATTTATATATTTCATCGTATGCTTGGAGATTTTCATCTAGGATAGCGGCGATCTCGAGATCGCCCCATACTAGGCTTTCACCGGGTTCAAATCCTTGCTCACTGTGAGGGTGTGTAGAAATCTCAGCCACACTGAAAGGAGGGATCGTTGCCTCAATAATATTGAAATTAAATTTCTTTGTAGTATTAGTATCCCCAATGTGAATTCGGAATTGTGTGTTATACAGAAAAGAGTTGTCAACCATACTCATATTTATACATTAAAAAAACCCTCAGGAAATGAATCCTGAGGGTTTCCGCTTAACACCGGAAAGAGCGGGGGACGGTGTTAAACTAGATTTTAATTACTAGCCATTAAGACCAGTAACCTTGAATGTACGGTAGTAAGGGTTTGACAAGTAAGTGATCTTGCCGTCACCAGCACCCACGAATGGGTTAGCAGCAACACCGTAACGGGTCTTGAATGCAATACGTGGCTGGAAGGAAGGTCCGTCCTGAGCCTTGAGCATTGTAAGTGGAACGTATGGGCAGTAGAAGATACCGGCATCATACGATGTTTGTCCACGATAACCAACAGTTACGAATTCATCAGTTGCAAACGGATCAACGTATACCTTGATGGCATTGTTGATGGTTCCAGCAAATGTGTTACCTGTTGCATCAACCTGAAGATCAGCTTGGATTGCAGGAACATAACTGAGAACACCGGCAGCAGCAAGAGCTGATGCAACGTTGCTTGAACAGATGATGAAGTTACCTTTACCACGACGAGTTTGGATAGCAATAGCATTACACTCCATTTCGATTTGGAAGAGAAGGCCACGGAATTTCTCAGCAGCATAACGACCATCGGTATCATTATCAAGGTCAAATGAACCTGTGGCTCCAGTTGTATCAACTTTACCACCAAGAAGGGCAGAGTAACGGATGTTGTTGATCATCTCACGGTTGATCTCAGAGAGAATCTCAGTAGAGAGGATGTTTGCAAGTTCTGCTTCAGCGTCAGCACCATGGATTTGCTTAAGGTCTTGAGCAAGTTCCAATGAGTATTCTGCACGAAGTTGACGTGATTTAGCTGTGACTGTCATTGAGTCAACAGTGAATCCCATTTCGCGGTCGATGTCGCCTTCAGCAATACCTGTAGCCATTGCACCTTGTGGAATTTCAGTT